TTAATGGAAAAAGGACAAAGAGTTATGTCTGCAATCCATAAAAGATTACATTACGCACAAAGAACTGAGTTTAAAATATTAAAAAGAGTATTTGGTGAGTTTTTACCTCCACAATACCCTTATCAAGTACAAGGTGCTTCAGAAAACGTATTTAAAGAAGATTTTGATAGTTCTGTAGATGTTATACCTGTAAGTGACCCAAATATCTTTAGTATGACTCAAAGAATTACTTTAGCTCAAACTCAGCTACAAATGGCACAATCAGCCCCAGAATTGCATGATTTAAGGGAATCTTACAGAAAAATGTATATTGCGTTAAATATTAAAGATATAGACGCATTACTACCCCCTGAACAAGAAGTACCAGCACGTGACCCGATATCAGAACAACAAGCCTCGTTAACAGGTCAACCAATAAAAGCTTACGAGTTCCAAAATCATGAAGCTTATGTGGGTGCCCATTCTTCGTTTTTACAAAACCCAATGGTTCAACAAAATCCTGTAGCGTCGCAATCCATCAGTGCTAATATACAAGAACACCAAGCAATGATGTATAGACAACAAATAGAACAAGCAATGGGTCAACCGTTACCTCAAATGGAAGACGGACAAATGCCTCCAGAAGTTATGAACCAAATTGCGGCTATGGCAGCACAAGCTACGCAACAAGTTACTGGACAAGCTCAAGCAATGGCACAAGCTCAAGCAGCAGCACAACAAGACCCACAACGTCAAATGTTTGATGCACAACTACAACTTGAAAGAGAACAGTTAATGCAAAAAACAGAAGACGATATGCGTGATGCAGAAATAGCTATGAGTAAAGCACAACTAGATGCACAAATTAAACGTGAGAAAATAGAAGCTGACCTAAGGGTACAAGATACTAAAGCGGCTATAGAATTACAAGAACTAGAGCAAAAAGCAAAAGCTGATGCTGAAAAGAACTACACCGAACTAGTAAAAACAGTTAGGGACAGTAGAAAACAAAACGGAGAAAAATAATGCGAGAGTATTACGACAAGATGAAAGGTTACCCATCACCTTCTAAAAAAGCTAATAGAACTGAATCTAGTGAATCATCAATAGTGGACAACACTAAAACTAAATCTGTTGAAGCAGGTGTTTGTTTAGATAAGCCAGAAGAGGCTAAAGTTAAAGGAGCATACGGGCAAACAAAAGGACTTCTTTGGTATAGGTCAATTAAATAAGTGGACTATATCTTAGCTACGGAGCATTTGCTCCGTAAATATCGTGAGAGAAAAGAAGCTCTTACGCACACGCTGGCTGCTGGAAGTATTGAGAATTTTGAACAATACCAAAGAGTAGTTGGTGAACTAGCAGGTTTGAGTTTCTGTGAACAGGAAATTCAAACTTTACATTCCAATATGGAGGATGCAAATGACTGATGTCGAAACAAAAAACGTTCCAGATAGAGTATTAAGAGAATTCGGAAGTGATGCCCCACCCCCTACGGTAGAGCCTATGATCACTCCTGAAAACTTAGACTCTCATGCGAGTTCTTTACCTAGACCAACTGGGTATCGAATTTTAATATTACCTTTCACACAATCTTCTGTAACTAAAGGCGGTATACATTTAGCTAAAGCTACTGTTGACAAGGAAAGACTTGCAACTGTTGTTGGCTATGTTGTCGAGTTAGGACCAGATGCGTATAGTGACATGCACAAGTTTCCAGAAGGAGCTTGGTGTAAGAAAGGTGATTGGGTAATCTTCGGTAGGTACGCAGGTGCTCGTTTTCAAATAGAAGGTGGCGATATGCGTCTTTTAAATGATGACGAAATTTTAGCGTGTATCGATGACCCAGAAGCAATTTTATCATAACAATCTTGAGGAGGACTCATGCAAAATAACGAAGCACAAGAACTAGAATTAGAACTAGAACTTCCCGAAGGGGAAGTAGACATACACGCAGCTGACGTAGACACATCACTGCCAGATACAATTCAACAACAAGAAACAGTACAGGAAACTAGTACTGGTAAAGAGTTGGATGAAATTAGTGATTCAGTACAAAAACGTATTGATAAACTAACTTATAAAATGCGAGAAGCAGAAAGACAGAGAGATGAAGCTGTTAATTATGCTCAAAGCGTTAACCACACTGCAAGTACTTTAAAAGAAAAATTAAAGAATTCCGATTCTTCCCTTTTCAAAGAGTATGATAACAGGGTACAATCAGAGATTGAAAGAGCAAAGTCTCTTTTAAGAGAGGCACAGGATTCGGGAGATGGAGAAGCTGTTGCTAACGCAACAGAAAAACTTTCTAGAGCAAGTGCTGAAGCAGAGAACCTTAGAAGGTTATCCGCTCAGCAACAAGTAAGAGAAAGAAACCAACCACAAGAAGTTCCTGTTGAAGCCTATACACCGACCTTACAGCCTCAAGCGGCAGGACCAGATCCAAAAGCAGAGGAATGGGCGGGTAGAAACACATGGTTTGGAGATGATCAAGCAATGACTTTTGCAGCATTCGGAATACATAAAGAATTAGTAGATAAAGGGGTAGACCCAACATCTAATGATTACTATGTTCAAGTAGATGCAAAAATGCAAGAAAATTTTCCACATAAATTTTCACAAGAGCAGTCTGCCCCCGTGCAGCAGGTTGCTGCTTCTAGCAGAGGTGCTAGTGGTAGAAAAGGGACACGTAAAATAAAACTCACGCCGAGTCAGGTAGCAATAGCTAAAAGACTTAACGTGCCACTAGAAGAATATGCTAAGCATATCGAAGGAGTATAATATGACAGAAGATAATAAAACACTGGAAGTCACAACTGACCGTAACTCACGGTCTGCAGAGACACGAGACTCTCAAACTCGCAGAAAGCCTTGGGCACCCCCATCTATGTTAGATGCACCCGAACCACCTCCTGGATACCAGTTCAGGTGGATAAGAGAAGCTACAAGAGGCAATGATGATAAATCTAATATGTCTAAACGTATTAGAGAAGGATATGAACCTGTGAGAGCAGAAGACTTTCCTGAATTTCAAGCCCCTACTATTGATAGTGGTAGTAACTCTGGAGTCATTGGTGTTGGAGGATTAATTCTTGCCAAAGTACCAGTCGAAACTGCAGCAGAACGTAATGCTTACTTTAAAGGTCAAGCAGAAACGGCGATGCAAGGTGTCGACCAGAACTTTATGCGAGAAAGTGACGGCAGAATGCCTATAAAAGATAGTGATATCCAAAGGTCTTCTAAAGTTGCATTTGGTAGCAAACCTACCAAAAACGGATAATAATAATAACAATGTATATAGACAAAGGAGATAATCATGGCTAATACAAATAAACCAGATGGTTTTACCCCGTCATCCCACCTTTATGGTGGTGTTATTCGTCCTGCAAAAATGAGAATCGCGAGTGAGGCAGCAGCATCCATCTTCAGTGGTGATGTTGTAACTTTATCTAGTGGTTATGTCATTCAAGGCACGGCGACGACAACACCGATTGGTGTATTTTACGGAGTATTTTATACAGCTACTGACGGCACCCCGACTTTTTCAAAAGTTTGGACTGGCGGCACAGCTACTCTTGGCGGAGACGATGCAGAAGCTCTCGTTTACAATGATCCCGCGATCGTTTACGAAGCTCAATTTACAGCTGGAACACCAGCAGTAAGCTTTATCGGCTCTAAATATACTCTTTCTACTACTGCTGGCAGCACTGTCAATGGTAGATCAAAGGAAGGGGCAACCGCAACAACATCAAGTGGTGTAGCGTTATGTGTAGGCTTCGCCTCGCAACCAAGCAATGAAATAGGTGCTTATGCGAGAGGACTCTTTACATTCCCTACTAACACATTTGCTGTATAATCTAAAGGAGATAACTAATGGCAATTAATAGAGCCCAACTAGTCAAAGAACTAGTACCAGGACTCCATGCTCTTTTTGGATTAGAGTATGAGAGATATAATAACGAGCACGAAGACATCTTCGACACTGAGAACTCCGAAAGGGCGTTTGAAGAAGAAGTAATGTTAAGTGGTTTTGGAGAAGCACCGATTAAGGGAGAAGGAGCAGCCGTCAACTATGACACAGCTCAAGAATCTTGGACATCACGTTTTACCCACGAAACAATAGCATTAGCATTTGCGTTAACAGAAGAAGCAATCGAAGATAACCTCTACGATACACTTTCTTCAAGATACACAAGAGCTTTAGCTAGATCAATGCAACAAACTAAACAAGTGAAAGCTGCTAACGTATTAAACAATGCGTTTAGTTCTTCATATGTTGGTGGTGACGGCGTAGAACTATGTTCTACAGCTCATCCGACTGTTGCTAACGTGGATTTAAGAAACGAGTTATCTACTCCAGCAGACTTAAACGAGACTTCTCTTGAACAAGCGTTGATTGACATCGCTGACTTCAAAGACGAAAGAAATCTTAAAGTCAATGCACAAGCAAGGAAATTAATAATTCCACCTGCTTTGCAGTTTGTGGCGGATAGACTACTAGAAACTCCAGGAAGAGTTGGTACTTCAGATAACGATATAAACGCACTTAGAAATATGGGAATGGTCTCAGAAGGCTATGCGGTTAATCATTATCTAACAGATACTGACGCTTTCTTTATCAAAACTGACGTGCCTAACGGACTTAAACATTTCGTTAGAACACCTGTATCAACTAGTATGGAAGGAGACTTCGAGACTGGTAACGTAAGATATAAGGCTAGAGAACGTTACAGCTTTGGTTGGAGTGACTGGAGAGGTATTTTCGGTTCCCCAGGAGCATAGTTCATTAAATTGAATAAATTAAAGGGAGCTTCGGCTCCCTTTTCTTTTGTTTAAGAATGATATACAATCAAAAGACTAGGATATATTAACTTGTTCTATAGACTGACCTAGCAGACAAGCCAAGACAATAGAACTTATTTCCTTAGGAGGAAATTATGGCAAACTCAACTTTTAGTGGACCAGTTAGGTCTGAAGGTGGTTTTGAACAAATTACAGTAGCGGCATCAACAGGTGCAATTACAACTAATCTAGATATTTCATCAGCAGGTGCAATTTCTACTTCAAGCACAATCACTGCAAAAAAAGTAATTGATACAACTTTTAACGCATCTGCAGCAGCAACAGGAACTTTAACAGCAGCTCAATCAGGAACTTTGTTTTTAATTGACGGCACAAATAATAACGTAATTACTTTACCTACTGTATCTACTGATAATGTAGGAGTTCATTATGAATTTCTACTAACCGTAGCTGTAGCTAGTGGTAAAACTACTACTATTGTACTTCCAGGTTCTGCCGTATCGGCATTTCAAGGAATGCTTTCTTTAGTTGCAGGAACAGCAGCTAACGCAGTAAGTGATGTAGCAGGAGATACTTTAACATTAGTAGCAGCAACAGTTTTAAATGCTAGAGTTTCTATGACTTGTGTTTCAGATGATGGAACAAATTCTAAGTGGATGACTACTGCTCTATCAACTCCAATCGCTACAATAGCTTAATAGGAGAATAATATGAGTTCATCCGATGTAAAAGCGTCCAAGGCTTTAGCAGCTACAGGACAACTACAAGGATATATCGGTAGTGGTGCGGGAACAGCAACGAATTTAGGACCTATAAGAATTCAATCTATTCAAGCACAAGCAAGTGCAGCAGACGCCACTATTAAAATATATGACGGAACTAGTGCAAGTGCAACAAAACTTTTAATAGAGTTTAAATTTGGTTCAGCAGCAAATGAAGCTTTTGATCATTACTTACCTAATGATGGAGTTAAGTTTAATACAGGAGCCTATGTCGTATTAGCTAATTGCGACTTTTTTGTAGCATACTACAACTAATATGGCAACTTCAGGAACTCGTGCATTTAGTTTAGATGTAGCGACAGCAATAGAAGAAGCATACGAGCTTGCAGGATTGGAAGCTCGTACTTCTTATGACGCTGTTACAGCTAGGCGTTCTATGAATATTATGTTTGCCGATTGGTCAAACAGAGGTGTTCAAATGTGGGAAATTTCTAAAGTAGAGCTTACGCTTACTGAAGGGACTAGTGAATACACTATTAACTCCTATGATATAGATATATTAGATGCTTATATCGAAAGGACTGTTAACGGAAGTGTTACCGACCTTATTTTAGAAAGAATAGACCGTAATGAGTTTGTAAGTATACCTAACAAAGAAACTAAAGCAAGATCAACTGATTACTGGTTAGAGCGTTTAAAAACACCTGTTATTCATTTATACCCAACACCAGAAAACTCAACAGACAAACTCGTTTACTATGTGTGGCGTACTATAGAAGATGCAAACACACAAGTTAATGATATAGACATACCTACTAGATTTGTTCCTTGTTTAGTTTCAGGGTTAGCGTATTACTTATGTTTGAAAAAAAATGTACAAAAATTACCTATAATGAAAGAACAATACGAACAAGATTTAAGAAATGCTATGCGATATGATGAAGACCGTTCTCCTTTAAAACTTGTGCCGAGGCAAGAGTATATCTAATGGCGTACGCTTCTGGAAAACACGCTTATTTTATTTGTGATACTTGTAGTTTTAGGTATCCTTATCAAACAGCTTCTATTTCTTGGGACAATTTTAGAGTTTGTGAAGAATGTTATGAACCTAAACACCCTCAA